GGTGTTTCCTAGAACGGCGTATAATTTCATTCACAATGAGTTTTATCGCGATCAGTCGCTTCAGTTGAATGAGACGCCGTTGTCAAACGAGGGTATTCTTAATCGCGCCTGGGAAAAGGATTATTTCACCTCATCGCTGCCGTGGCAGCAAAGAGGTGATTCGCCGGCATTGCCGATTGCAGGGACTTCACATGCAATTTGGCCGGCGATAAATGCAGCTGGTGCTATGCAGATGCAGATGAACGCGACGGCAAAAGTACCATATGATTCGACTACGAAAGAAACGCTTGAAAATAATACTGTTGATTTATCAGTCGCGTCTACATTCGACATTGCGGATTTCAGGTTGGCGTTCCAAATACAAAGATGGCTTGAAAGGAACGCGAGAGCAGGAGCTCGGTATGTCGAATTTTTAAGGGCGCATTTTGGTGTGGCGCCCAGGGACGATAGGCTGCAGCGTCCCGAATATATCGGCGGTTCTAAGACGCCGATGATTATAAGCGAAGTCGTGCAGACGAGCGCTACTTCAAACTTTGAAGGACAGATGGAGTCACCCCAGGGTAATCTGGCCGGTCACGGAATAGGGGTGAGCTCATCGTTCTGTGGAAAGTATCGCGCGACAGAATTCGGGCTGATCATGGGTTTAATGTCGATCATGCCCAGGAGCGCATATCAGAACGGGATTAATCGCCAATGGCTTCGGGAAACGAAGTACGATTTCTATTTCCCGGAATTTGCGAATCTTTCAGAGCAGGCGATTATTAATGCTGAGATATGTGCTAAGGATACAGATGCTACGCACAACCAGACCATATTCGGATATCAGGGCAGGTATGATGAGCTGCGCACGAAACAGAACCTTGTAGTTTCTGAGATGCGGGACACATTCGATTACTGGCATTTGGCCAGGAAGTTTGATCCTGCTAGTGCGCCTCAGCTCAATTATGCATTTATTAACTGTGTCCCTGATAAAAGGATTTTTGTTGTGCAGAACGAGGATGGTCTTATAGTCTCGTTCGGTAATTTGTTAAAGGTCGTAAGACCGCTGCCGGTTCTTGCGGAACCCGGCTTTATCGATCACTAGGAGGAAATATGAAAAACGCATTTAAGACGAAGTATAATGCGAAACCGTCCCCGCCGGAAAAACACGGCGGACAGTCAGTGACGGAAAGGGCCGGATATATTCCGGCTAAAGCAAGAATAGAACTGCTCATGCAGGCGGGAATACGCCTGCGTGAGTGGCGTTCAGAGCAGTTCGATTTCGCGTCAGAGGATGAAGTCGACGAAGACTTTATCGATCCGACCAGGAGACCAGGGTTCGACCTGGCGGATGCTACTCAGGTCATGCAGGAGCTGGAAGAGCGACGAAAAGATGGAGCTCGGCGTGAAGCCGAGGAATTGGCCGAAAAATCGGCCAAAGAACCCGCCCCGGAGCATGCTCCGGGGCTTTCTTCGGCACAGGCGAAAGGTGCTGAAAATACAGGGCAATATACAAAGACTTGATATGGTATATTGCCAGGTGACACAAAAAGCGTTTGATGCTCACACGAGGCTAAGCCTCAAAAAGTGCACGAAAGTGCAAAAGATGTTGACATAATGTTTTAGCGACATAATATAAGTTCGCGGAATTAAATTAGGAGTGAAAAAGTGATAACACCAACTGCCGGCATAAACCTGGACATAGGTCAAGCAGCTATGGGGTATATGAATTATCAACAGCAGAAAGACCAGTTAGCATATCAGAGAAGGTTACAGAAAAAGATGTTCGCGAGAGAAGATACAGCCGTCCAAAGAAGGGCGGCTGATTTGCGTAAGGCAGGGCTGTCACAGACCCTGGCCGCAGGTGGCGGAGCTCAGGCTGGGCCTGTAGTAAGCACTCAGGCTCCGCAGGTAGAAGGTTTTGGAATTGGAGGATTATTGGATATTACGGCGAAGGTTACAGACATATTAAAGACTCAAGAACTGACAGAAAATATTAAAGCTCAAAAAGGTTTGATTGATGCGCAGACGTCGGCAGCTCAGAAGTCCGCGATGTTAAGAGGCGGACAGCTTGCATTGCTTGGTCACAATTTGGATTATTACAGAAAGTGGGGGGTGCCTTCCACTTTCTCAGGTAGGTATGCGGAATATTTAGCGTTGGTTAATATGGTCATGAAGGTTGCACCGGATGTAGGTAAAAAGTTGCAAGGATTTGGAGATATCATGAAGGAGATGGATAAATCTCCGAAATTAAATTCAGGAGGTAAGTAGTATGAGGAGGTCATACGGTCGCGGTCGCGCGTCTAAGCGCGGTAAAGGGCGTCGTTCGTACAGTAAGGGAAGGAGAAAAGGAACTAAGCGAATAGCGAAGTTCTCAGTAGGCCGTGGCGGTCATAGGATGTAATTCGTTATGCGTTGTACTTCTCCTATTCGGATCGTTAAAGGACTGCCCGCAGGGAAATACCCTGACGGGCTTTCCGTTCCTTGTGGCAGATGTTTGCTCTGCAAAATCCGTCGTCGTCAAGAGTGGGTCATTCGGCTTACGCATGAATCAGAATTGCATACAGATAAGTGTTTCATCACGCTCACATACGACGACGATCACATTCCTGAAGGTGGTTCACTGGTAAAAAAAGAATTTCAGGATTTTATTAAAAGAATAAGGTGGAAGTTAGACTATCATGAAAAAAAAGAATTACGTTATTTCGCATGTGGTGAATACGGTCCCAGGATTATGCGACCGCATTATCATGCGTTGTTGTTCGGTGTTGGTTGTAATCACGAACATGCTGCGCTCATTCGTAAAGAATGGGACAAAGGATTTGTTAAAGTTATGCCTATCCTCCCAGGAGGAATTGAATATGTTGCAAGGTATATCGACAAGAAGTGGCTCAACGACAAGGAAGCGGACTTGTCGAGTGTCGAAAGATCATTTCAGGTTATGAGCCAGAATATAGGTCTCGGGTATGTAGAGAGACCAGAAGTTCAGAAACAGTTAAACGAAATGATGTACGTTTCTAAGAACGGTAAGAAGATGCCCATACCAAGGGCATACGTAAAAAAAGAAGTTATAGACGCGGCGAAGCTCGCGGCTGTATCACGGGATCGACAGATCGATCACGTGGAAAAAAAGACAGGAATATCATGTACTGAGGACGAATTGTATAAGTCGAGGATTACCGAGAGTACGAAGTACTTTAGGGACAGACGAGACGAGGCAAGGCAGTCCGAAAGAAATGAATTAGCAAAGCTAAGAATCAACGATTCTAAGCTTTGAGAACCGCTTGCCACTTGTGGCATGCGGTAGCAAGCACGAAGTGCGCTGGTAAGATCGACCGAAGGGAGAGTGTGTTATGATTCAAAATGTGTATACGATATACGATAAGGTGGCCGAGGAATATGGCCCACCGTTCATTGCTGTGAATCATCAGGTGGCGGAGAGAAATCTGCGAAATTTGTTTTTTCGCGAAAAGGTCCAGGACGCGTCCGATTACCAGTTATGGCATATTGCATACTGGGACGGTATAGAATGCGTCCTAGAGCCTCTCCGCGAGCCTGAGAGGGTTTTGGAGGAACGTCTCGAGGGCGTTGTAAATCTAAAAATAGCGAGGGACTGATGAATTGCATTGAGTGCAATGAGTGTATGATGTGTGGCGAGAGTACGCAGCCTAATCAAATTTTATGCAAATCATGTCAGGAGCGAGTGTATGAAAGGCACGAAAAATTTGCCGTTTCAGTCAGTAAGGATTAACCGGCCTGGTAGGTCGGTGTTTGATCTCAGTTATGAGAAAAAGCTCACCTGTGACATGGGTGAGCTGATCCCGGTTATGTGCGACGAAGTCGTGCCGGGAGATGTCTGGAATATAGGCAACCAGGCAGTGGTGAGGTTTCAGCCACTGGTTGCGCCTACGCTACATGAGATCAATATGTACGTGCATTATTTCTTTGTGCCGTATAGGTTGCTGTGGGATTCCTGGGAGGAATTTATATCAGGAGGTCCGCAGGGGTCGGACTCGTCGACGTTGCCCAGGTGGGATCCCACGAATTATGCAAAGGGATCCCTGTGGGATTATTTAGGGTTCCCGTTGGTGAAACCGACGGGGGCGCTGCCGATGGTGTTTCCACGGACAGCGTATAATTTTATTCACAATGAATTCTATCGTGATCAGACTCTGCAGTTAAACGAAACGCCTCTTTCAAACGAAGGCATTCTTAATCGCGCGTGGGAAAAGGATTATTTTACGTCAGCGCTCCCATGGCAGCAGCGAGGAGACGCGCCGGCGCTGCCTATTACAGGGAGTTCACACGCTGTGTGGCCGGCGGTAAATGCTGCCAATGCGGGAGCGATGAATATTAACACGACCGCGAAAGTGCCTTTCGATGCAACGACTAAAGATACGCTGGAAAACAACACAGTTGATTTGAGTGTCGCTTCTACGTTTGACATT